AACATCATCATTAGCTTCCGTAACATCTCGGGTTTCCTCTCTTTCCTCAGCTTTAACCATACCAGAAATATATCTGACATTCTTCGTGGTTAACGCTTTGATTTGTTTGGTTAATGGAATACCGTGTTTCTCAACGTACTGAAAGAGAACAAGGGTATTACCCTCAAGTGACGTAGCAAGCCTTGAAATGAATTGATTCCTTGCTCCATTAAGAACGAGATAATCACATTCCTCTTGATAAGTTTTAACTCGAGTGGCTATCTTTTTATCAGAGACAGTATGATTTAATATAAGAGCATTTATTTTAAGTTTTGATATTGTACCGGCATCCATTAATTCCTTGGTGGATACAACCTTCTTTGGAACATCAAATAATCCAGAGAGAACTAATTTATTAGACTCAGTTCCATCAAGAGTTCCGGTTAATCCGAATCTGTACTTACAGTTCGGAAGTTTCTCCATAATAGACTTGAGTGATGCCGCTTTAGCAAGATGTGCCTCATCAACGAATATGACACCGAATTTCTCAAAGTACGATCTCTTTTCTTTGTATACAGACTGCCATGTTGAGATGTATATTCTCTGCCAAGAATCCTTATCTTTCCCCGCAGTTATTGTATGACAATTCGTCTCTGAATGAAACCCATAGTCACCGAAATCTTTAAACATTTGTGATACGAGAGATATGGTCGGTACTAATAATAATACCTTTTCGTGTTGTTTGAGAAGATAATATCGAATTAGGCAGTAAATGATTAACGACTTACCAGATGCAGTGGGCGATACTAAGAGAGCTCTATTTTGTTTTATTGAATGATGTATAGCTTCTGTCTGATAATCCCTTAACTCAAGAGGAATATTTAAAGCCTTTATGAATTCGGTGACATCACCTTTATCTGTATTATTAGATTCATCAAATATAGAGAATGTATATCCTCTAGTATCAGCAAACCTAACCACCTCAAATTTGAGACCGTAATATATAAGAGATGTTTTGAGATTAAAAAGTCTTATTTTACCATCCCACGCTCTAGTTTTATACGCTGGCATGAACTTTGCACCAGGAACCTCAAAGGTGAAATGATCTGACAATTCTTGAGCTATACCCCTATCAGTCGATATAGATACGAAGATGTCATTTTTCTTGGTGATTATTAAATCAGATTTATTGTTTGTTATATAATCCACTAAGTTATTTACTCCCCACCTGAAACTTTTCCCACTCAATTATATTTCTAATATGGAAGGACCGCTGACTTATTTCTTTTAATTTTTTTTCTAGATCTTTCTCTTGTATTTCATAGGATGTCATTTTTTTCTTTAGATCTATGATATCAGAATCCGCAGAAATATACATGGATACATTTGACGGTATCACCTTTTCTGGTAGTGGGAATTTTAAATAAACATCTGGATCAGCCTTACCGAGATAATATTTCCATTTATCTAGTTTTAAAATATCCATTTCCATTTGATACCATCTCAACTTAGCACAAACCTCATTATACTGGTTCATATACCTTGAATATATTAGAGGCGTCTCTGCAGATTCCGTCTGAAGTTTGGTTACATCAATTTTATCTAGATCCATTCAATAATTATACTACATTATAAATAAAATGTCAACTATCTTGCTCTCTCAAAATGGAATGAAGTATAATCAAAATCTACTGTAGCGACTGGAAATACTATACCAGCATCCGTTGTCGTGAGCTCAAGGGAACTGAGACTGGTTGGAAACGAATCCTTGAATGTATAAGTTCCGATTAGTTTATGAGAAGAACTATGTATTAATATTTTTGAGTCTGATATGACCTCATTAATTTTTTCATATTCGGTGTCTCTTATCCTTACCAACCAATCAGAAATTTCGACATAATTTAATAAATCTTCATCAACAAGGAATGTTAATGCTAACGGTGAAAATACTAATTTATCACCCGGATGTTTAACATCACTGAATCTAGTGATTTGAGGGGTAGCTTCCATTGTTATAGACGGAATCGACAGCTCAGTACAAGAGAATTCAACTCTCGGAAACGATTTATTTACAAATTTAAAATGTGAATTATTATAAGGGTTCATGGCAGTACCGAATTAAGATGGAGAATAATATTTATATTCAAAGGAGATCTACCCCTATTGCTTCAGAGATATTGGAATACCCATCACGTTCAAGGAGTTTAACAAGACCCATATTGATTTCTGCAGAAATTTGTGGTCCATGAAAGATCATACCAGTGATAAGATGTATTAATGTCGCACCATTCCGTATTTTATGATATGCATCCTCTGGTGTATCACAACCACCAATACCCACAACTATGAATTCATATTTAGAATCTTTAATGTGTTGGGCGCATACTCTAATGATATGGTTTGTCATTGGTCTGAGAACATGACCGGACATACCGCCTTTATCATACGGCATAACCCTTTTTTCGAATTTACCTTTATGAAAAACGTGTGTAGTTATGTCATCCTCGGGAACCAATGATCTCTTGGTTGTAAGGTTGCAAGTAAGTATACCGTTTATACCATATTCGACCATAACATCAATCATTTCCCGAATTTCATCGTCCGTATGATCTGGTCCAATTTTACAATATAGGGGTACATCCTCAAGACCCATCAGTTCCCTAAGTGATCTTAATTTCAATAATAACTCTGCTAGATTATCCATATTAAAAAATGGATTAGATACCCCTAGATTTGGGCAAGATAGGTTTATAGTGGTGTAATCCCCAAAGGGAGCAAGTCTCTTATATGAGGTTGTTAAATCCTCAATTGCCTCATCGGAACCAGAAATGCCATTTGTCGCAGATACAGATACACCACATACCCCGTCAACAGACTTCCAATCAGATGCAATGGTATCGCGTACGTGTTCCGAACCAGAATTATTCAGACCATACCATACATTAATGGACTGTGATTTGACAGCTCTCCATAGGCGAACCGGTGGATTTCCGGGATGCATATGTTTTGAAAATGAACCAAGTTCAATACCAGAAAATCCGAGATCCTTAATAACAGAGGGGAGTACCCCATATTTATCAAATCCAGCGGAAATTAGAAGTGGGTTATTATATTCAACACCACCAACATTTTGAGATAATATATCATTATCATAGCGATATAGGAATTTCAGCAGAGATCTTGAGCCCGGTATCTTCTGAAGTGATACCATAATATTCTTAACTACATCATGCGCTGTCTCTGGGCAGAGCTTAAATAATATGGGTCTTAATAAAAACTTATAAACATTCCTTTGTATCTTATATTTATTTCCACTTTTCATCTAGTCTATTTCCTGGGTTATGTTCTGATGGGAGGTTATTGTATTCTTCTTTAGGGAGATGGTTAGCACCACAACCACCATCTACATGATGATTAGCACCACAACCATATTCACCTTTTTGAGTGTAAAATTGTGTTGAATCGGTTGGATTGATATCTTTAAGTTCAAATAATTGTTCTGGTCTATCCGTCCATACTTGTGGACTTACGAGTTCAAGCATAGAGGCTGGTGATATATCGATATTTTTTTGGATTGCGCTACCAGCTAAATAAACCGACACTAATGTACCAACTGTTAATAGTGCTTTATTTCGTTTTCTCATAATATTTATCCTTCAGGTAAAATTATATTATAATACATTTTCGCTTAATTGTAAACTCAAATTTCAAATTCCCTCCTATTTTTAGGGTCTAGGGTGTTGTGAATCCACAGGTTTATGTCGGAAAGTACGTTTTTAGCCTGAAGATCGTGAAGAAGCATATGATAACCGTTGTCATATGTAATCCTTTTAAGCATGGATTTATTTTGAAGTGAATCGACCCATTTATTCATAGCATAGGGTGGAATAACTTCATCCTTCTCACCATACAAAAGAAGCGTGTTAGTATTTAATTTAGTTGATGCAAGAAGAGCATCATCCATTAAATTAACTAATCCCCAAGCGGTTGCGATAACCGTTTTTTTAATGATCATTGGGTCTTGTCGCATAGATCTAAGCATAGGTACATTATCAGATGGGGTAATTGTTCTACCAGCGATGGAAGCTCCACCACCTATTTGAACCCACGGAATAGTATGTGCGGCAATCCAGAGGGTCACTCTCTGAAACCATGACATTACTGCCCTCCCTCTTACTGCTGGAGCAACTAGAATTGCACCATTGACCTTGAGATCGGTTGATGAAAGTGTTTTGAGAACTACTCCGCCGCCCATAGAGTTGCCGAGTACGAATATTGGTACATCCTCTTCTTGAGATTTTAAAAGAGTAACCAATGAAAATAGATCATCCGCCATTACTGCTCCACCATCCCAATAACCACGGGAATTGGTACCGCCAAACCCCCTTTGATCATAGGCTATAGTTTTAATATCATATTTAGCAAGATATTTGCCGAGTGTTCCGAATGAGGAGGAATAATCATTGAAGCCGTGAAGGCATACGAGAATTGCTTTGTGTCTTGATGACTTGGATTCCCATATTCTTAATGGGTGTTGATAACCGTCAGAAGCAATAAAAATGGTGTTCGTGAGGAATGCAGAATTTGTATTTTTATGTGCTTTTGGAATTGGACTTGAAAATCTAGAATAATTGTAAATAGTCGCCACCCCTGTCATAAGTATTATTAATGCCGATATGTAAATAATTAAACGCTTGACCACCGAAATCATAAAAAAAGGGGGCACAATTTGTACCCCCCATTTCAAATTATTGTATCTAAGATTAGATATCTATAACTTTACACATTGGTAATTATATTACCAATATTAACTCTGCGATAGTAAGCATTACTATTAGCAGAAGCTGCCGCATGAGGATCAGATGACCCACCAACAAATGGGTTATTAACCATACCATAACGAGTTTTAAACGCAATTTTAGGTTGGAATGTATTTTCTCCAACAGCTTTCATCATTTGTAATGGAACGTATGGGCAATAGAACATACCAGCATCATATTGTGATGAACCTTTATAACCAACTACAAAGTAATCAGCTCCAGTTGCATACGGGTCAACAAATACTTTGATAGTACCGTTTAAAGTACCAACAAAAGAATTACTAGTTGGATCGACATTACCAGATGGGTTACCGGAAACTCCACCAAAATCAAGTTTACCAACCATAGCTAATACAGATGCTACGTTAGCAGAACAGATTAAGATGTTACCTTTACCACGGCGTGTTTCGAAAGCAATTTTATTTGCTTCTTTTTCGATCCAGAACATTAAGCCTTTGTATTTTTCAACAGACCAACGACCATCTAAATCAGCTGAAACGATGACACCAGGAGTTGTAGCATCTAGAGCACCTTTTTTAGCATTAATATAAACAGTACGAACCATTTCGCGGTTAATCTCTCCAAGAATTTCTTGAGATAAGATATTCGCCAATTCTGATTCAGCATCAAGACCATGAATAGCTTTAAGATCTTGTGCTAATTCCATTGTATACTCTGCTTTTAGAGCGCGAGATTTAACAAATACAGAAGTTGATTCAATAGAGAACGCCATTTCTCGGAAGTGTGTAGTACCATCACCAAGAGATTCAGCTGCTGGTGTAGTCATACCTTGACCTCTGGTAAAGTCACCAGGTACAGCATCATTTAATACAGAAGGATCTGTACCAAGATCTGCCGCATCAGTTTGATCTCCAGAGTAAGCTGTATTAGGCTCGTTGTGAAGTGCTTCATCACCAACTTGATTAGTAAATCTGGATTTCATTGCGAAGATAAGACCAGTAGGTCCTTTCATTGGTTGCACACCAGCAATATCATAAGCAATGAGGTTAGGCATTGCACGACGAACTAAGCTAATTAAAACTGGATCCCAATCAGCGATTGGAGCACTACCACCGTTAGTGTGGTTAGTTGGTGCAGCTTCTTGAAGATTATGTTCTTCGCGAAATGCTTTTTCTTGGTTTTCTAGAATGACTGTAGTGACCGCCCGTTTGTAAGGGTCTTTGATCTCAGGAAGATCAGCATGCTCAAGAACTGGCTGCCATTTTTCATTCAATTGTTCTGTTTGGAACATTGTGTTTCTCCTTATGGATTATTATTTTTTGAAATTGCCGCCGAATAAGCAGCCATATTATTACTCAAGTCGGGTGATAGAGTTGAAGGAATAGATTCTTCAATATTAGACACCTTTTCATCTTTAGGGAAATATTTTTCCTTAATAATGATGAGTTTCTTTTCATATAGTTCA